TCCAAAAAATTGAGCGCGTGGTGGTGAAGTGACAACCCTGCGCATTGAGACCCCAGAGTGGGCGCTGCCCATGCTGGAGCCTGCGCGCTACAAGGGCGCACACGGTGGCCGTGGCTCGGGCAAGTCTCACGCCTTTGCCGAGATGATGATCGAGGCCCACATCCTCGACCAGACCAGCCGCAGCGTCTGCGTGCGCGAGGTTCAGAAATCACTGGCCCAGTCCGTCAAGCGCCTGCTTGAACTCAAGATCGAGCAGATGAATGCCGGTGCCTACTTCGAGGTGCAGGAGGCCGTCATCAAGTCCAAGAAGGGCGATGGCCTGATCATCTTCCAGGGCATGCAGAACCACACAGCCGACTCGATCAAGTCGCTGGAGGGCTACGACCGTGCCTGGTGCGAGGAGGCACAAAGCCTGTCGCAGCGCAGCCTGGACCTGCTGCGGCCAACCATCCGCAAGCCTGGCTCCGAGCTGTGGTTCACGTGGAACCCCAGCCAGGCCAGCGACCCGGTCGACTTCCTGCTGCGCGGTGACCAGCCGCCACCCGACGCTGTGGTGGTCGAGGTCAACTACAGCAACAACCCCTGGTTCCCCGACGTGCTGCGCTTCGAGATGGAGTACGACCTGTCCCGAGACCCGGACAAGTACGCTCACGTCTGGCGCGGTGCCTACCTGCAAAACAGCAGCGCTCGCGTCTTTCGCAACTGGCGCGTCGAGGAGTTCGACACGCCACCGGACGCCATCCACCGGCTCGGTGCCGACTGGGGCTTCGCGTCCGACCCGACCGTGCTGGTGCGCTGCCACATTATTGGCCGCACGCTCTACATCGATGAAGAGGCCTACATGGTCGGCTGCGAGATTGTGAACACGCCCGAGCTGTTCATGCAAGTGCCCGAGTCCGAGAAGTGGCCCATCGTGGCCGACAGCTCCCGGCCCGAGACGATCAGCCACATGCGCAAGCACGGCTTCCCCAAGATCATGGGCGCGGTCAAAGGTGCCAAGTCGGTCGAGGAGGGCGTCGAGTGGCTCAAGTCCTACGACATCGTGGTGCACCCACGCTGCACGCACACCATCGACGAGCTGACGTTCTACAGCTACAAGACCGACCCGCTGACCGGCAAGGTGCTGCCGGTGCTCCAGGACAAGAAGAATCACGTCATCGATGCGCTGCGATATGCTTGCGAGGGCGTGCGCAGGGCGGTACCCGTTACACGGTCCATAAACTTCACGCCATTGCCAGTGAACAGTAAATGGTGAGAAAATACTTGAAACGAGGGCGAAAATATGGCACGCATTTCAAAAGAGCAATTCCTAAGCACGCTGCATGATGATGCGCTAAAGCAATTTAACGACATCCAGACTGCCCTGCGCGACGAGCGCCTGCAGTGCCTGCAAGACCGGCGCTTCTACAGCCTGTGCGGTGCGCAGTGGGAAGGGCCACTCTGGGACCAGTACGAGAACAAGCCCAAGTTCGAGGTCAACAAGATCATGCTGTCGGTGATCCGCATCGTCAACGAGTACCGCAACAACCGCATCACGGTGGACTACGTCAGCAAGGACGGCGAGAACGACAAGCTGGCTGACACCTGCGACGGCCTATACCGTGCCGACGAGCAAGACAGCGTGGCCGACGAGGCCTACGACAACGCCTTCGAGGAGGCAGTGGGCGGCGGCTTTGGTGCCTGGCGTCTGCGCACCGTCTACGAGGACGATGAGGACGAGGAAAACGAGTATCAGCGCATCCGTATGGAGCCGATCTTCGATGCCGACAGTTCGGTGTTCTTTGACCTCAACAGCAAGCGCCAGGACAAGTCGGACGCCAAGTCCTGCTTCGTGGTCACCTCGATGACCAGGGCCAGCTACAAAGAGGAATGGGGCGACGACCCGACCGACTGGCCCAAGATCATCCACCAGTACGAGTTCGACTGGGCCACGCCTGACGTGGTGTTCATCGCTGAGTATTACAAGGTCGAGGAGGTCAACGAGACCATCCGCATCTTCCGAGCCATCGACGGCACCGAGGAGCGCTACCGCCAGATCGACTTCGACAAGGACGAGAACCTCGAAGAAACCCTAAACGCCATTGGCAGCCGCGAAGTGCGGCGACGCAAGATCAAGCGCAAGCGCGTGCACAAGTACATCATGTCCGGCGGCAAGGTGCTCGAAGACGCAGGCTACATCGCAGGCAACTGCATCCCCATCGTGCCGGTCTACGGCAAGCGCTGGTTCGTCGACAACATCGAGCGCTGCATGGGCCACGTTCGTCTGGCCAAGGATGCACAGCGCCTGAAGAACATGCAGCTCAGCAAGCTGGGCGAGATCAGCGCGCTGTCCAGCGTCGAGAAACCCATCCTCACGCCTGAGCAGGTCTCTGGCCACCAACTCATGTGGGCAGACGACAACCTGCGCAACTTCCCCTACCTGCTGGTGAACCCGATCACGGCACCCGACGGCAGCCAGACTGTCAGCGGCCCGGTGGCCTACACCCGCAGCGCACAGATACCGCCAGCGATGGCAGCCCTGCTGCAGATCACCGAGCAGGACATGCAGGACATCCTGGGCAGCTCGCAGCAGGCCGACAAGATGGTGAGCAACATCTCCGGCAAAGCCGTCGAGATGATCCAGACCCGCGTGGACATGCAGACCTACATCTACATGAGCAACTTTGCCAAGGGCATGAAGCGCTGCGGCGAAATCTGGCTCAGCATGGCCAAGGACATCTACGTCGAAGAGGGCAGGCGCATGAAGGTGATCGGCAGGACTGAGGACGTGGAAACGGTCGAGCTGATGCAGCCAATGGTCAGCGAGACCGGCGAGGTGGTCATGCAGAACGATCTGAGTGGTGCCAAGTTCGACGTGATCGTCGACGTCGGCCCATCCAGCTCCAGCAAGCGTGCATCCACCGTTCGTGCCCTGACCGGCATGATGGCCATCACCGACGATGCGCAGACCAAGCAGGTGCTCCAGGCAATGGCCATGATGAACATGGAAGGCGAGGGCATCGGCGACGTGCGCGACTTCTTCCGCAAGCAGCTCCTGCGCATGGGCGTGGTCAAGCCGACCGAGCAAGAGGCCGAGCAGTTGATGGCCGAGCAGCAGGCACAGGGCCAGCAGCAAGACCCGAACGCCATTTTCTTGCAGGCCGCAGCCGAGGAGGCCGTGGCCAAGGCTGCCCAGGCGCGAGCCAGCACGATCAAGACCGTGGCCGACGCTGGCCTGTCCAGGGCCAAGACAGCCGAGACGCTGGCCAAGACCGGCGTGGAACAACAGAACATGGTGCTGACCGAAATCGAGGCAGCCCAGCAGGCCGTCATGGGCCAAGAGGTCCAGCCTGTTGTCAGATGACAAAAAGTAAGTGAAAATGTGAGAAACGGCATCCACCCAGCCGTACCAATGGGTGAGTTTGATGGGGTCAAAGATGAATCAAAAGGCAGTAATTGCAGACGAAGAGATCGTGATTGAGGACGAGGTCATTGAGGAAATCGACGTTGTCGATGACTTGGACCAGCCCGAGGACGAGGTAGTTGTCAGCATTGGTGAGGAAGCGCCGCCCACCGAAGAGGAAGTTCGTGCGCCTGAATGGGTGCGTGAGTTGCGGAAAACGAACAGGGAAAAAGAGCGACGCATTCGTGAACTCGAAGCCAAGCTGACGGCCACCACGACTGAGAACAAGCCGGTCGTGACAATGGGTCCGAAGCCAAAGCTGGAGGACCACGACTACGATGCGGATAGGTACGAGCAAGCATTGGACGCATGGCATGAGCGCAAGCGCCAGCACGACTTGGAGACCGAGATGGTCAAGAAGTCCGAGCTGCAGCAGCATCAAGCCTGGCAAGCCAAACTGGACTCCTACGGCAAGGCCAAGGCCGAGCTGAAGGTGCGTGACTACGAGGATGCTGAGGAAACCGTCCAGCAGCTCTTGAACGTCACCCAGCAAGGCGTCGTCTTGCAAGGCGCGGACAATCCAGCCCTGGTTATTTATGCACTCGGCAAGAACCCAAAGAAGGCCAAGGAAATCGCTGAAATCACAGACCCCGTGAAGTTTGCCTTTGCGGTAGCAAAACTGGAGAAAGAATTGAAAGTTACAAACCGCAGGGCAGCACCCGCACCGGAGCGTATCGTCTCGGGAACTGGACGATCATCTGGCGCGGTGGACTCAACCCTTGATCGGCTGAGAGAAGAAGCAGCAAGGACTGGAAACATGACGAAAGTCATTCAGTACAAAGCGCAGAAACGATCAGCTTCCAAATAATTTTTTTGAATAGGAACACAAAATGTCTAATGCATTTTCCAAAGAAGAGCGCGTCGCGTTCGAGGACATCCTCGAAGGCTTCAATGACGCGCTGGTACTGTCCCGCAACGTGTCCGTCTACAACACCGACGGCTCGATGATGGAACGCACCAACAACGTGATCTACCGTCCCCAGCCCTACATCGCACAGTCGTACGATGGCATGGACCAGACCGGCAACTTCACGGCTTACACCCAGCTCTCCGTCCCTGCAACGCTCGGCTTTCAAAAGTCTGTGCCGTTCATCTTGGACGCACTTGAGTTGCGTGATGCCTTGCAAGAAGGTCGCCTGGGCGAAGCTGCAAAGCAAAAGCTGGCCTCCGACATCAACATCGCCATCATGAACGTGGCCGCAGCCCAAGGCTCGCTGGTCGTGACCGTGAACACCGCTGCTGGTGACTACGACGACATCGCACTGTGCGACTCGATCATGAACGAGCAGGGCGTCCAAGCCTTCGATCGTTACTTGGCCCTGTCCTCACGCGACTACAACGGCATCGCTGGCAACATCGCTGGTGGTACTGCTCAGTCAGGAACTGCATCTCGCGGCTTCGCAGGCAGCAAGTCGAACAACGCTTTCGAGCGCTCGTTTGTCGGCATGGTTGCAGGCTTTGACACCTACAAGCTGGACTACGCAAACCGTATTACGGCTCGCACTGGTGCAGACCCGACGATGAGCACCTTGGCTGCTGCTGGCAACTATTACGTGCCACAAGCAACCCAGACTGCCGCCACCGGCGAGACCCAGAACGTGGACAACCGCTTCCAGACCATCACGGTCTCTAGCACCACCGACTTGCCAGCAGGCACGCCAATCCAGATTCAAGGCGTCGAGGCCGTGCATCACATCACCAAACAGGGCACTGGTTTTTCCAAGACCTTCCGTGTGGTGCAAGTGATTAACGCCACAACCTGCGTGATTACACCTCCCATCATTTCTGCTCAAGGTGGAACTGATGCCGAGTTGCAATACCAAAACGTCATCGTGACTGCAGCCTCTGGCCGCACCATCACGCGCTTGAACGTCAACGCTGCACCCATCAACTGCTTCTGGCAGAAAGATGCGCTGGAGATTCTGCCTGGCCGTTACGCAGTGCCTTCGGACGCTGGTGTCGCAGTGATGCGCGCAAGCACCGACCAGGGCATCGAGCTGGTGATGCAAAAGCAGTACGATGTCAACACTATGAAAACTAAGTATCGTCTCGATACCTTGTTCGGCGTGGTCAATAAGCAGCCAGAAATGTCTGGCATTTTGCTGTTCGGTCAATAAGGAGTCACATCATGAGCTATAACGTAATTTTTACCCAAGGCACGGCCACCGTCACTGTGCCAGCAGGCGAGAAAATCGCTGTGCAGGCGTATTCACCAGCACTTGTGTTTCAGGAAGTTGGTTTCCCCAACTTTCCTGATTCGCAGGATTTGCTGACTACGGTCGAGAACACCACCTACGTGTCGAGCGCATTTACCAATGCCACCAGCGTGACCATTCAAGCCGGTGCATCGGGTGCGTACTACTCTGTGGGTGTTGCGCCTGACATCAGCAACAATGGCAACTGGCAGCCTCAGGGCGCGCCAGCCAACATTGCTGACGGTGGCTCGATGGCGGCAACTGCCGCTAACGTGTTGACTGGCATCATTACCGCTACCCCAACCGCATCACGCGACATTCAACTGCCAACAGGTGCAAACCTTGACTTGGCAACCGAGTGGGCCATTGGCGATTCGTTTGACTTCAGCGTCATCACTTTGGCTGCATTTGCTTTGACCCTCACGGTCAACACAAACGTGACCATCGTGGGTGCTGCGGCAACTGCTGCAACGTCTGGTGCATCTGCACGCTTCCGTTGCCGTAAGACTGCGGCTGACACCTTCGTCGTCTATCGTATCGGTGGTTAAACCCAGACAGGCCAGCAGAAATGTTGGCCTGTTTAACTTAGGAGCGAATCATGCCAATGACCAAAGGTTATTCAAAAAAGACCATCGGTAAAAATATTGCAATGGAGATGAAGTCCGGCAAGCCCCAAAAGCAAGCTGTGGCAATGTCTTTGAACGTGGCAAGCAAGGCAGCGAAAGCCGCTGGCAAGCCTAGCAAAGCACCGATGAAGAAGATGAAATGATCAAGTCAGCCGCTATCATAAAAGACAAGACTCTTGCCCCGTGGAAAGAGTTGCGGCTGCAAAAACGACGCTTTAAAAAGCAGCAGACCATTGAGCGCAAAGCCTCAAAGGTCTGCTTTCCATCGCCTATGAATGCCCCGATCATTGCGGTGCAAAATGCACCACAGGACGATGCACCACCGACACGCGACGAGCTGCAGGCCAAGGCCACCGATCTGGGCATCCCGTTCAACGGTCGCACCACAGACAAAAAGCTAAGTGGCTTGATCGCCACA